CCGGAAGATTCAATAATTGCTCTAGTTGTTTTGTCATTACTTATTTATTTTAGGTGGCTTACCACCATGAAACATATCTTTTTCCGTAATTATACGCCATCCAAGATTATTTGCTTTACAGTAAGCCTGGGCGGCTTGCCACTTACACATATTAAGTATTGCAGCAGCCTGTGCTTTTTTACTATTGCCTGCTGCCTCTAGTGTAGTTTCTTTAGTAGGCTTTATTTCCCATAATTCGGCATGTTGTTTATTGTTGGCATCAACATATACCACAAAAAAATCAGGAACATATATTGTATTTTTATTAGTAAAAGGATTACGGTAGTTTATATGTATAGCTTCATTAGCCCATTGGAGTATTGACGGATTATTATCGCACATCCTCATTACTACATTCTCCCAAGAGCTACGATAGTGCGGTGCTTTTTTACCAACATACTTTTGTGGATTTAATAATTGGTATATACCATTTGCATATTTGCTCATTTTATTGCCTTACAATTTTGTCCGTGCCATCTTTTATAATTAGATGCTCCGGTTCCTTCCTTCCCACAATGCTCACATTTAAAGAGAATCTGAGTTTGTATTGGATTTTTGCCTTTTCTAGTTGCGGACATTTTTAATTTGGTTTCTTCAGATGCTTTCCTACCCAGACCTGCTTTAGCTATTGCATCCCGGTGTTCTTGTGTCCTGGGCGGTCTTTTTTTCCAAGACTCTTTCATCTTTGCTTTGGTTTCTTCTGAATGTTTTCTACCAGAATAAGAAGCTAAGATTCTTTTTTGCTCATCACTAATTTTTCTCCCCTTATTCATTATACCCTTTCGTTCTAATGACAAAGTTTTTGCTAATTCTGATCTAATTGTTTCATAACTTCTACTATTAACAACATATCTTTTTTGATTGCCGCTAGTTCTAGTAAAACACCATACCGCCTGCAACATTTTTCTTTTTTGAACACTATCTACCATTTTAGTTAACAATCTGTGGCATATAAAATGCTCTCGAGCAGTTAGTTTCACTATATTCTCTTTTGTATCAGCACCACCAAACGACTTAGGAATTATGTGATGACGTTCAATGTACCCGGTTGGATTTCTAGAAAGAGCGGAGTTTATAATATTAAAATACCAATTAGTATATTTGTTTTCTTTAAACATAATATACTTATTTATACCAATGTGCGATAAAGGTTGGTTTATGCTAGAATTGATCGAGTTACGTATTTGTTCTGTACAGGGCTGTTGTTAACACCTACTAGACTTGTACCAATGCGATTCAAGTTCAAGAACATGGCCAAATACAGGTTTAGTTCCCCTGGCTTGAGCGCTTGGAACTGCTGTATAATGCTCATAGGGTCAAGTTTTTGTGCCAAAGCTGTATAAATCACTGTGCTGGCCAATACTGCCGCACTTTGTTTATTGCCGCCAGTGATTTGTTCAAAATATGCTTGGACTGCATCGTTTTGATTACCTGTAACTGTAGTAGGCGTGGTAAAATAATTATTGAAGTACTGTGATGCTGGTGTTGACTTATTGACACTTAGATCAACAGCATTGATATTATTAGAGTTGCTCATGATGTTAATCCTGGTGGTAATGGATTTTTAGAAAGTTGTGCGTTGCCAATGTTTTCGCCATTGCTTGTTATTACCGACCTTGCGTATTTGTCGGCCGCACTAGGAGTTTGACTAGCCAAAGGCACAGCATCAATATAGACCCCAACGTTAAAAAGTCCTGCCACTGTTTGATTAGGTGTAGATCCGCTGGGTGTTCTAGGTCCATCGTTACTATAAATTACATTAAACTTAGCTGTCATATTATTCTGCCGATTGAACTACACTATTAGTGCCGCTGCTGCTGCCTGGTGTAGGCAAACTTAATCTATTCAGTGTATTGGTATCACCGCTTAGGATACCCTGTCCAATAGTTTTAAGTTCAGCTCCGGCAAGACCCAGTAGGTTTTGTCCTTTGAGTTGATTAAACGAACGTAGTCCAGTTACACCTGCCTGTAGTACTCCCAATGGATTTACACTACCGTCGGCGTTTGGAGCAAGGCTTTTGCCAATACCTGTAGCAGCATCCAATAAACCGCCAGGACCTAAAATACTGCTTGTACCGCCACCAGCTGGTGTTAATGGACTTGGAGTTTTGTCGTAGCTAAGAGTGGCAAAACCATCTGGTTCTCCGCCAGGGAGTATAGTACCATAATTGTAAAGAACTGTCTCATACTGTACAGTCATGGTATTTTCTAAAAACTCGCTTTGTCCCTGTTGATGCTGTCCGTGGCCAAAGCTGGTAATAGTTGGATTAACCAATACATATTCTGTAAAACGTTTTTGATGTAGACTGTAGATTTTAATGCTGTTCAGTATACGTTCAACACTGCCATTGCTGTCATACTTGGCAGGCTGATATCCCCAGTGTTCAGTTTGTTGTTGATTATACTTAGTAGGCTGTGTATAAAGAGTAGGACTATAGTCGCTGTCTCTATAGTAATGACTCATATAGTCATACCAAAAATCACGAACTACATCTGCGCTGTCGTCGTGAAAAGTAATAGTGACTGGATCGTATTTGATTTTATTTTGTACAACATTGACTCTGTTATAGGCATTGTGTATCTTATTTTCCACACTGAACTTAGGCAACTGTACCGTCTTAACCAACATACCTAGCTGTATTTTTTCTAAGTTAGGTAATCGACTTAGCGTACTGTTTACATCAAATGCCACGTGAAACAGGAACGCATATTTAGGCATAAGCTCGTAGTTGTTGGCTACGAAAATCTTATTGGCGTGCTGGAAATCCCGAACGCTAGGCCCAGTTCCTATTCCGTGTAATACATCATCTAGTATACTCATAGTAATATTTATCCAATAAAAAACCCGCCGAAGCGGGTCTTTTGGTGTTACTGAGATTAACCAGTAATAGTTGCGCCAATATTTTGACCAACTGTTGCGCCAAATCCAACACCAGCAGTTTGACCACCAGCTGGTAGTTGTTCTGCGTTGTCGAAACGAATGCTTAGGGCAATCATCATTGGATCGTTGCTGTTATAGTTCATTTCACCGTAGTCAACGCTAGTTAGGAAACAACCATACAATGCCCACGATTCAAGTACGTTTGGAGTCACTGCACCGTTACCACCATCTAAAATATCCATTTGCAGTTGGAATTTATAGTCGGCTCCAGTAGCAGCACTAGCCTGTTCTTGGAAGTCAAATTGTTTCTGTAGTTGTTCGCCAACCAATTTGCTGACTGCGCCGGTTGCGTCATCACGCAAGTTAACTGTGACTTCTTCCCAAGTTGGTTTACCTTGGAAGTAAACTTTGCTGTTGTAGATATCAACGGTAACTGGTTCAAATTTAACGCTTGGGCGTTTTGTGTCTGCGACCTGTTTTGTCAATTCAATTGTTTGACCTTGACTTACGCCAAAGTTAACAAAACTTAGACGAAAGCGATACTTTAATTTTGGCATCAACAGACCCTGGCTGGTTGCTGATGAGCCACCTGCTAGGGGTACTGTAAAGTTTGTTAAGGATGCTACTGCCATTTATTATTCTCCTGTTATGTTTATTTATCTAAATTATTTGCCACCCAAAGTAGCGATATCGCCTGGGTTAAACAAGCGAATTGGAATGTAGATAAATTCAACATCTTTCGTTGGTTCGATCGCAACGTCTGCGTACAATTGGTTGTTAGCAATACGATCTGGTGTGTTGTTTGTTGTATCGCATACTACTAAGTAGTCGTAAATACCACGTTTAGCAACTAGGTCGTTAAGCGCACGGTTCAAAATAGCAGCGAACTGATCGCGTGTGATTTTATCGTTTGGTTCAAACAAGAACGCATTACCAGCACTAGCAAAGATAGTACGGATATAGTTGACCAAACGTGCTACGTTTACACGATCCAAGCTCTCTGTGTTTGGATCGCGTGTTTTCTGACCCCATACAACTAAGCCAATACCTGGAATAATTGTGATTGGGTTAATCTTGTTTTGATACAATGTATCACGTAGTGCTTGATTAACACCTGTACGTACAAACTCGCCGGTTGTATAATCAACGTAACCAATGTCAGTTGCGTTGCTTACTAGACCACGACGTGTTCCTGCTGGAGCAAACCAAGGATAAGCCACGTTGTCGTTATACAAGTATGTGCGTAGTGCCATATGGCTTGGAGGAACCATAATAGTATTGCCACTTAGGTCACTACTCAAACCACTTGGATAGTAAACAGCCAAGTATGGATCTGCTGTTGCTAGACCGTCGCCGTTTGTGTCGTTACTCCAGTTAATCAAATCAACTGGGTTAGTACTC